GGATTGTATAGTATTCTTTCACAGAGTAGAAAAGAAATTGCCAGAGCTTGGAGAAGGGTTGTTCACGATGAACTTATCAATCTCAGACGAACAAAAGGGTTTGATATTTCCGAGCAGTTTGATGAATGGAACAACGCTATGGACAATATATATTTTGACGAAGCAACCGGACAGCTTATGCAATCAGTCACTACTCCTGGCGGAGATGTAGAACAGATACCATATAAAGGATAGGTGCTTTATGGAAAATTTATATTTTGAAGTTGATTTTGAAAAGTATTGCAAGACCTGTGAGCATAAAGACTTGGACGAGAGATGCGACCCTTGTTGTGAGTGCTTAGACCATGGTAGCAATACACAATCAGAAAGACCTGTAAATTGGAAGGAGAAGAATGAATAAAGGTACAGAAATAGAAAAGGTAATTGCATATTTAGAAAAACGAAAACAAGAAGGATATACACATGTAGCTATAACAACACCAGATAAAATGTATGATTCAAGTATTTTTTATGACGAATGCAGTAGGAAAAATGAAGGTGTGATGCGTATAGGTTCATCATGCCCTAGGTGTTTGACCTGCTTTAACTATAGTAAGTACCGAAAGGAGGATATTCAATAATGAGAGATATAGTTTTAGTAAGCATTGATTATGATGATAAGACCAATAAAGGTGTATTGTGTGTTGGAAGACAGTTGCCGAATAAATCTGTTGATATTGTTAATGCGATCGATGGTCCGGAAGCTAAAGAGCTGTTTGTAAAGTTAATCACGAAAAAGGCGGTGAAGAAATGAGCTTCCAGTATGACCAATATTTAGCAAATCACAGGGCTAATGTTAAAAGAGGATTTGACTGGCTATGTGAAAATTTATCAGATGTTACGAATGATATTTCAGATGCAGCTTGGCAGATTGAATTTGCTCATGATAAGTCTAAAGATGAAGAAGACGAGTATAATGCATACGATGCATATTTTTATGGAAACAACAGGTCTTATAAAGTCGTCCAGGATTATCAAAAAGCATGGCTGATACATATTCATAGAAACCCACATCACTGGCAGTATTGGATACTTATTCATGACGATATGGAAAATGGAGAATTAGAGACCATTCTTGAAATGCCATACAATTATATTGTGGAGATGATTTGTGATTGGTGGGCTTTTAGTTGGGCTAACGGAAATCTGTATGAGATATTTAACTGGTATGCCGAACATTCTAAATTCATGAAACTTGCGCCTAGAACTAGAGAAACTGTTGAGGATATTCTTGATAAGATAAAGAACAGACTTGATAGTTTAGAAATTGAGCATAGTGGTGTAAAAGGAATGAAGTGGGGTGTTAGAAATGGTCCGCCATATCCTATAAAAGATAACGGAAAAGTTGCAGAAGTTAGGAAACATGATAAAATAAAATCTACAAAGATAGCTAAAGAGAAATTTACAGAATATGCACTTAATTCGCAAAAATCTCCAGATAAGGCGAGGGCGTTTAAATCTGCATTAGGATATACAAAAGATAATGTAGACGAATTGATTGACAATATTAATGCACATTTTGATGCTACTAAATTGGAAGAACGTGGAGATAGCGGTTATGGAATGAGATATCAGCAAATTATGAGATTAAAGGGTCCAAACCAAAAAGAAGCTAATGTTCTTACAGCTTGGATAGAAGATGGAAACAATGAAATTAAATTGACAAGTGCATATGTAACAAAAAAGGAGGCATCTGAATGATGGTAAATCAATATGATGAAGTAATTCTTAAAGATGGAAGGACAGCCACAATTGTAGAAATACTGGAAGATGGTATTGAATACTTAGCTGATGTAAATATTGGTGATGACGAATGGGACACAATAGAAATTAGTCATCAAGATATTAAGGAGGTTATTTAACATGACAGATTTTAATATTAAAGAATATCTTGGCGGCTTAACAAACCATGTTATGTTTGAATACAATGGATATTCTTGTGGCGTTGACCCATTATCACTAAATAAGTTTGAAATGTGGTATGGTGATAAAAGCATGACTGCTCATTCAATCGAAGAGGTTATGGACACAAAATTCTTTGATGGGAAATCCCTTGAAGATATTTGGGATGACGTAGCTGATTTAGAATATTAATTTATATTTACGAAACCCATGAGTCTTTATAGGCTTGTGGGTTATTTTTATTTAAAGGAGACAAATACAATGAAAAACAATATTATTGCAGTAGATTTTGACGGAACTTTATGTGAAAACAAATATCCGGAGATTGGAGAGCCAAATATGGAGCTTATTGATTTCCTTATGAGTTGTCAGCTGAATGGAGATAAAGTCATTCTTTGGACTTGTAGAAATGAGGAGCAGACAAAAGCGGCTGTTGACTGGTGTTCTGAGAGAGGTCTTGTCTTTGACGCTGTTAATGAGAATCTTCCAGAAATTATTACAGAGTTTGGTGGAGATACCAGAAAGATATTTGCAAATGTTTATATCGATGACAGGAATGTATCTTTATATTCGTGCAGAGAAAAGACATCTATGGATTTATGGGCTGAAAATGAGATTGGGCTGGCTTGCGAACATGAGAAATCTTGTGATGATGGCAATGGATTTTCTGAGTATGGATGTGCTTGTTACAGAAGTGCATTAAAAGCATTTAACAGTCTTATGGAGGATGGTCATAGCGGTATGAGCATTGGAATTACTAAGAATATTCTTAACCGCTTAATTGCTGGAAAACCATTGACACCAATTGCAGATACTGATGATATTTGGAGTAATGATATGAGCTTTGAAAAGAATGGGGAAAAATCAATTCAGTGCAAGAGGATGAGTTCTTTGTTTAAACATATCAAAGCAGATGGTTCAGTCAGTTATAACGATGTATCAAGAGCTGTATGTGTGAGCGTTAATAACCCAAACAATAGATACCATAGCGGATTAGTTGACAAGATTATGGATGAGATGTTTCCTATCTCTATGCCTTATATGCCGTCAACAAACCCATATTATGTATATTGTGAGGATTTCTTATACAATACAGAAAATGGTGATTTTGATACTGTCGGTGTATTCTATGTAATTACTCCAAATGGTGAAAAAGTTAAGATTAATCGCTTCTTTGCTGAGAAAGACAATAAGTTTGAAGAGATTGATATTTTTAAATACGACGCTAGAAAAGAGGCTGCGGAACAATTAAAGAAAGCTGGTGAAAAGAATGATTAATTTCTTTTTAGGATTTGGTGTTGGCTCTATTCTTAGTATGTTTTGTTTGTGTCTATTACAGGCTGCAAGCAAATTAGATGAGATGGAAGAAAAATTCAGAGAGGAGTCTGAGAATGAACAGAACTAGATTTATTCAAGGTTTAAATAGTAATATTGAACTTTCTGACAAAGAGAGAAGACGAGCTATACGAAATAGTATAAATAAAAGACCTTGGAAATTAAATTGCACTATTGCTATGGAAGAATTTGCAGAGCTTACACAGCAGGTTAGCAAACAAATTAGAGGTTACGGAGACAGAATTGGACTCTTGGAAGAGATGGCAGATGCTTATATTTGTCTATCACTTCTGGAGTCCATTTTTAATATCTCACCAGAAGATATGCAGAAAGCGATTGATGTGAAAATGGACAGAGAAAGGAAAAGATAGTGAATCGAACAACAAAAATTAATGTACTCGCATATGCTTCACGACCAGAAATGGATATCAACTACTTCGGAGATATTGTGGAATATCAAGGAAAAAGATATTTTGTCAGCCTCTCCGAAGAAGTGGTTGAATTTCGTGGAATTGTGAAAGAAAGTGGCACAGTAAGCGATATGGAAAATTTGAAAGAGAGGAGGTAAAGATATGAGTGATATTCATATTATAGGAACGCTTTCTAGAGAAGATACCATCGAAGAGGCAGCTTTATATTATCTTAGACTTGGGTATTCTGTGTCGATGGTTAGAAAACAGCCAAATGAAAATAAAGAAAAGTTGATTATGTACTGCTTTAAAAATATTGAGGATTCAACTCGGGTTGTAGCTATTCCTCATAAAGACGGAATTTGCGGAGAAGGGACACAATACGAAATAGCATACGCAAAATTTTTAGGAAAAAGAGTTGATATATGGAAAGGAGATCATAAATAATAAATGATTAAATTAGAGCACGTAGTTCTGGCGAGTCCGGAGCAGATGGAGTTTATTATTGAGGGTATGCGTAATCCTATGAATAGTTGGGATAAGAGTGATAGTAATTGCTGTGCTGGAGAGGGGTTTGGGCAGTGTAGAGAATGTGGTCATTCGGATCGTTGCATGTATAATGGCGACTTTTACTTAGGAGATAGCGATCGCTCACTCATGCAGCAATTATCCAACGCTGGTACAGACCATAGAAAGTTTATGAGAATGATGGTGGTGTATGTGAGGATTACAGCGCCTTTATATTGGTGGAAAGAGTTTGATACTTATAAGGTTGGTACTGTTGCGAACTCTTGCAGTACGATGCATAAGATTGCCACTAAGGAATTTACGTTGGAGGATTTTAGCTGTGAGCATTTGATTTCCGACTGGATTGGAGATAATAACGATGCTATCTGGTATAAAGACCCACCTAAAAATGGACCGATTGAATGTCCAATAATGATTTCTCCTCTGGATGTTTTAAGAATCACTATCGGGGTATTAAATACGAACCGAGAAGCTTATCTTAAAACAAAAGACAAAAAGTTCTGGTGGCAGATGATTCAGCTTCTTCCGAGCAGCTATAACCAGACGCGTAATGTTATGTTGAATTATGAGGTGCTGGCGAACATTTATAAGTCTCGCAAAGACCATAAGCTGGATGAATGGCGAGAATTCTGTAAGTGGATTGAAGAGCTGCCATATTCAGAGTTGATTACTGGAGGATTTAAGAATGAACAAATATAGTAAATATGCATTGTGTTTGTTAATTATTTCTGTGTGTGGAACAATATTATCTTATGCTATGAACGAGAAAATATTACTATGCGATATTTTTGTGGCTATCAACATTCTATTGTTTCAGAAAATGGAGGATTAATTATGTTCGAATGGTTAAAAAAGATATTCCATAGGAAACCAGATCCGTGTGATGGATGTGATATGTGGTTGCTGACAAGTGGAATTTCTTGCGATACTTGCATAGATGGATGTAATAAACAGAAAGTATCAGAAAAAGAACTTGTTGATTTTATGAAATATAGGGGAAGTCTTATGGACAAGGAGTGATATTTTGATAGTTACTGTAAAGGATTACTGGAAATCTCATATCAGTTCTGTAATTTATGGATATTGCGTTTGCGGGCGAGAGGTACAGCACTCAACTAAAAAAACTGACGAGAAGTGTCCATTATGCGGAGCAACTCTTGAGTGGTATTTATCAGATAAGAAATTATGGCATAACGGAAAGGAGAACAAAGCAATATGACACATGATAAGTATGATACTGATATTTTAAAAACTCTAAAGTCTATAGATATGAGTTTGAAAAGTATAGCAAAAAGTTTACAGTCACCGCAAATAACAGTACCCAAAGGAAACGATAACGGAATTCTATTATGCGAAAAAGAGGAGGAAAATACCTATGACAATTAACGAATTAATACCTATCATAATACTTTTATTTGCAGCATTTATTTGCATTTACACTATAACAACGAGAATTTGTGAGTGTTTTGAGTACGAGGCTAAAATGAATGCTGTTAAAAACATCGTAAAGGCATATACAGAAAAAGGTATTATGTATGATATTGATGCTCTTGTAAATTCATTAGAAGCAAAAAATATTAAGGAGAAGTAAATGCGTATGATTAGTGGGTTCGGTTACAGAAATCCAGAAGGTTATCCGGACCCAACTGCGTATAGTGCAATAAATAATGTAGAGAAAGCACCGGGGGAAAGTAAAGCATCAACAGAGGATGATGAAAGATTTCACAAGCTTTTAAATACTATATTTACTATATGCGAGTTGGCTGGATTTCATATTGAAGGAAGAATTGCTATAAAAGACTGTAAAACAGGTAAAATTTGGAGGTAACTATATGAAAATATGTAAAGTAAGACCAGATCACTCGACCTGTTCCGCTTGTTTAGCTACTCAGGAAATGTGTAACGTGGTCGATGATTGTAGCAAATGTAAATTAAATACTGATACTTATGAATTATTGCAGATTGGAGCTGGATTTTTGAGCGTAGGTTACGCAATGGTTCAAAAAGATGGAAAAATCACCAAAGTGTCATTAAGTCGTATTTATGATGTAAAGGAGGCTTTATAATGGATATGGAATATGATGATATTTTACAGACATTATGTGATGTGTGGGAAAGAGTTAAGGAAGCTATGAAGAAATTTGCCGAACGATTAAGGGAGCTTTTCGGGAAATTATCTAAGGTTATTGAGCCTGGAAAGCCTATAAAGGTGACAGATTATCGATGTCATAGGGACTTTTACGTTCATGCAGAGTATACATATATTCCAATATTCCGCAGAAATATGCCGTATCACAGAAGAAATTTTTAAGATTTGGAGGTAAATATAGGAGTGAACAGACGTGGAAGACCGCCTAGAGATGACGGTGAAGTGAAAAATAAGCAGTATAGATTGCGTTTGTCGGACGGTGAAGAGACTATTTTGGATGAATTATCGACTGAATATGGTATGCCAAAGGCTGAAATTCTGAGAAGAGGACTAAGAATGCAGCATAATTTACTGAGACATACCGGGTAAATTGATGAAAATTGGTTGAATTCTTGGATATCCATTTAATCATTTTTGGTCATTTTTGGTCATTTTCTGCCCACTTTTGGAAAAATAAAAACGGGCAGAGACTAAAAAATTTGGGCAAAAGTGCGAAAAACATTTAGTGGATATCCAAGTTTGGTCAAAAATTTGGGTTTTCTACCCACTTTTTAAAACGTTTTTGTCCATAGACCGAATGCTTGCAAACCCAGTATTTATGCGGGTTCCGAGTTCTTGGATATCCAACTTTGGTCAAAAACCCACTTTTTTTTCAACTCTAATGCGAAGAAAAAGTTTAATAAATATATATAATTAGCAAAAATTTTTGGGTTTTTGTCCAAGAAGGTAGCTCCAGCTCAAGAAGCGACTTTAAATTTAGTTTCAGCTATGGTATAATTTAAGAGCCACACAATCATATATTGTTAAATGTTTAAGGGAATGACTTTGGTAAAAAGTGTATTCTCTCTTTACTTGTACCCTTAGACGGAAAGCAAGATTGTGTGGCAACAATGGGAGATGCCTTTTTCGGTGCGTCTCTCAGATGGGGCGCACTTTTTATTTTGCGTTTCCATATTGATATTCTGGATATGGAGGAGTGGAAATGAACGAATCAAGTGATAATACAATACAAATGATGACATTGCAAAATGATTTTCAGTTAGAACCAGTAAAACAGGAAGTTAATTTTGACAGAGGGTTTACTAAAATTTCATTGACAAATAATCAGAAAAAACAAATTAGTGCCGCACTCCAGCATATGCCAACAGCAGTTGCTAGTAGCACAATGGCAAATGCATATATTCTCAGATTTCCAGATGGAATTGACCACACTTTAATGTCATTGAAGCAAGGTGGAGTATCAAGTACATGGCTAGATGCTTCTGGTCATATTGGTGGTACGGCATCTCTTTATTCGATGAATATAGAAGCCGCTATGTTAGGTGCGTTCTCCGCAATGGCAATAGCTTCTAGTCAATATTTTATAAAACAGATAAATTCTGAATTACAAATGATAAATCAAAGTATGGATAAAATTTTAGAATTTTTGTATGGAGATAAAAAAGCAGAATTGTTATCAGAAGTAAGTTTTATAAAATATGCGTATGAAAACTATTCTTCAATTATGGGACATAATGAGCAGAGAGTTGCGACAATAGCAAGTCTTCAAGATGCAAAGAAAGTTGCTATAAAAGATATTGAATTTTATATGTGTGATCTAGATTCCACAATAAATAGCAAATCAAGTATAGATGAATTAGTGACGAATGCATTTCAAATAAAGGAAAGTTTAGAGCTATCTATTCAATTGTATGGCATGAGTAGTGTGCTTGAGACTTATTTCTCTCAAAATTATGATGTTGAATTTATCAAATATGTAGAACAAGAGATAACATCATATATTGATAAATGTGAAAAAAGGATTCTTAGCAGTTTTAGTGCTTTAAAAAAATTTCTTAATGACTACAAAGGGCGATTGCTAAAAAAAGAGGATAAGTCACAATATGAAAATTTAGTTGGAGAATTAGTGGACTCTTTATATAATGGAGAAGAATCGGCGATACGAAAGTCTCTTAGAAAAACATTACAAGAGACTTTATCTGCAAGGGAATATTATATTAAAGAGAATGGTGAAGTATATTTAAAAGAAGCTTAAAACTACATAACGTGATTATGACAGAGATACTTTACGGTACCTCTGTTTTTTTACGCCAAATTTACAAGTTGTTTTATGAAAGGAATAAAGGACGTAGCAGTGAAAGTCTGTACATGTGAATACATGGTTTAATGATAAAGATGAGCTTGCCGACAAGAGATCGGACGAAGTAGATTGATTGTGTGTAATAATAGCGCATTGAACACAATCTCAGAGATGGAAAATCTGATAAAAAATCAGTTCATCTATCCGCCGAATGAAAAAATCAATTCCTTTCATTTTTATGCTCTTTTTTTTGCGCGCGAAAAATACATTCCCTTTTATGAGGAGAGAGGTAAAATATGCATTTTTAACAGCATTCACTTTCTCTTTTGATATTTGTGAAAGGAACTTACAAAATGTTAGAAAACAAATTCCAGGCTAATTTAATTAAAGAACTTAAAAAACTTTTTCCTGGATGCATAGTTATGAAGAATGATGCAAGTTATATTCAAGGTATTCCAGACCTGCTAATTCTTTATAATGATAAGTGGGCTTCTTTGGAATGTAAAAAAAGCGCGTCGGCTAATAAACAGCCTAATCAAGAATATTATGTGGACCAAATGAACAGAATGTCTTTTTCTCGTTTTATTTGTCCAGAGAACAAGGAGGAAGTGCTATATGAACTTCAACAATCATTCCAATCTTGAGGGGCAACACGCTTTCTTAGGAGCTAGTAAATATCATTGGATTAATTACAGCGAAGATAAAGTTGCCGATGCCTATTCAAAATTTCTTGCTACTCAGAAAGGTACCGAGTTACATGCATTTGCTGCACAGTGTATCTCTTTGGGACAGAAATTACGAAAATCACAAAAAACTTTGAATATGTATGTTAATGATGCCATTGGTTATAAGATGACACCGGAGCAGACATTATTTTATTCTGAAAACTGTTTTGGAACAGCAGATTCAATTTCATACAGATCTGGATTACTTAGAATTCATGATTTGAAGACAGGAGTAATTCCGGCACACATGGAGCAGCTTATGATTTATGCCGCTCTTTTTTGTTTGGAATATAAAGTAAAACCTGCTGATATTGATATGGAATTAAGAATTTATCAGAACAACGAAGTTCTGTATCATAATCCAACAGCAGAAGATATTGTTCCAATTATGGATAAAATTATTACCTTCGATAAGGTCATAAGAAAAATAAAAGAACAGGAGGGTTAATCGATGAATCGAATAGCTAAAGTATTATCTCAGATTTCAGATGATATGCTTATGCATTATGGTGTTGCCAGAAGGTCTGGTAGATATCCTTGGGGTTCTGGAGATAACCCTTATCAGCATAGCGGAGATTTTCTGAGTCGTGTGCAGTCTTTAAAAAAGTCTGGTATGAGTGAAACAGATATTGCTAAGACTATGGGACTTACAACAACTCAGCTTAGAACACAAATGAGTCTGGCTAAAGATGAAAGAAGAGCGGTGCAGGTTGCAACAGCCAAAGACCTTAGAGAAAAAGGTTACAGTTTGAACGAAATTGCTGATAAGATGGGATTTGCAAATGACTCATCTGTAAGGTCTTTATTGAATGAAAATTCAGAAACCAGAATGAATCAGGCGAAAGCTACAGCTGATGTTCTTAGAAAGCTTATTGATAAAAAGGGCATGATTGATGTCGGTACTGGAGTTGAAAGAGAGCTTGGGGTTTCAAAAGAGAAACTTAACCAGGCTCTTTATATTTTGGAAATGGAAGGTTATCCAATTTATGGAGGTGGAGTTCCACAGGTTACTAATCCTGGAAAGCAGACAAATATAAAAGTAATCTGTCCACCCGGAACAGAGCATAAAGACATTTACAATTATGATGATGTGCATTCAGTAAAAGATTATATTTCTTATGATGGCGGTGAATCTTTCAGAAAAGGATTTGAATATCCTTCTAGTATGGATTCTAATCGACTTGCTATCAGATACAAAGAAGATGGCGGTATTAACAAAGATGGCGTTATAGAACTTCGTAGAGGAGTCCAGGATTTATCATTAGGCGATTCGCATTATGCACAGGTTCGAATAATGGTGGATGGAAAGAAATATCTGAAAGGAATGGCTGTCTATTCTGATGATATGCCAGATGGTGTTGATGTTATTTTCAATACCAATAAATCAAAATCTGTTCCTAAAATGGAAGTTCTCAAGGATATTAAGAATGACCCAGATAATCCTTTTGGTTCTTTGATAAAGGAACATGGTGGTCAAAGCTATTACGATGACCCAAAAGGAAAATATACAGACCCTGTAACTGGAAAGAAACAGAGCTTGTCGTTAATCAATAAAAGAGCCGAAGAAGGAGATTGGGGCGAATGGAGTAAAACACTTCCATCTCAGTTCTTATCAAAACAGAGCCTATCTCTTATTAAAAAACAGCTAGGTCTTGCAACAGCAGATAAGCAATCCGAATTTGATGAGATTTGTTTGTTGACCAATCCTACAGTAAAGAAAACTTTATTGAAATCATTTGCTGATGATTGTGATTCGGCGGCTGTCCATTTACAGGCAGCAGCATTGCCAAGACAGAAATACCAGGTAATACTTCCATTGACGACGATTAAAGATAATGAAGTCTATGCACCAAACTATAAGGATGGTGAAACAGTCGCTTTAATTCGTTATCCACATGGTGGAACTTTTGAGATACCAATTTTGAAAGTAAATAATAAGTTAGCTGAAGGAAAGAGAGTTCTTGGTAATACTCCGGCTGATGCCATTGGTATTAATAAAAAGAATGCTGACAGATTATCCGGAGCCGACTTTGATGGTGATACTGTAATGGTAATACCTTGTAATTCTTCAAAGAGCAAAGTAAAAATTACTTCTACACATTCTTTAAAAGGATTAGAGGATTTTGATACAAAGGACGAATATGGTCCAGATTCCAGCAAACCTGTAAAAGTAGATTCTAAGGGAAAAGAATATTACACCAGAAATGGTAGAACATACCAGAGAATGACAAATACTCAGACTGAAATGGGTAAGATTTCTAACCTTATTACAGATATGACTTTGAAGGGTGCTACAGAACCAGAACTAGCAAAAGCTGTTCGTCATAGTATGGTTGTTATTGATGCCGAAAAGCACAAATTGGACTATAAACAAAGTGAAATTGATAATGACATAAAAACTTTAAAAAAGAAGTATCAGGGTACAACAGATTCAAATGGTCACTATCATGAAGGTGCGTCCACTCTTATTTCAAGAGCGAAATCTGAAACTTCTGTATTAAAGAGAAAAGGAAGTCCAATCATTAACAAAGATGGTTCTCTCAGTTACAAAGAAGTTAAAGAGACATATACTGATAAAGATGGAAAAATAAAAATTCGTACTCAGAAGAGTACAAAGATGGCTGAAGTTAAGGATGCAAGAGAATTATCATCCGGTACTCCACAGGAAGAAGCATATGCAAAATATGCAAATTCTATGAAATCTTTAGCAAATCAGGCAAGAAGAGAAATGGTTAATACTGGAAAAATTGCCTATTCTGCTTCTGCAAAAGCAACTTATCAGTCTGAAGTAGATTCCCTTATGGGAAAATTAAATGTTGCTTTGATGAATGCCCCTCGTGAAAGACAAGCCCAGACTATTGCGAATGCCGAAGTTCAATCTAAGAAAAGAGATAACCCAGATATGACAAAGGCTGAAATTAAGAAGGCACGTCAGCAGGCTCTTTCAAAAGCCCGTAATTCTGTAGGAGCTAAGAGAACTTCTATAGATATAACTGATAAGGAATGGGAGGCTATACAGGCTGGTGCTATCAGCGAGAACAAATTAACACAGATACTAAACAATACTAATATTGATGTTGTAAGACAAAAGGCTACTCCTCGTGCCACAACATCACTTAGTACAGCTAAACAAGGTAGAATTTCAGCTCTATCTGCATCTGGTTACAGCACATCTGAAATAGCAGAAGCTTTAGGAGTATCTACTTCAACTGTATCTAAGTATCTGAATGGAAAGGAGTGAACATAAAGAATGGATGTAACTAAGTGTGCATTGACAACAATTGATAACCCTTATGATCCGTTTGACCAGTTCACCGAATGGATGCTATATGACGAGGAGAAAGGCTATCACTCTACATCGTATCTTGGTCGCATTGCAAGGACATCGGATGAGCTATCAGATGAAGAGAATGATAAAGAGATTGAAAGAGCGATAGATGAAATTATCAAATATGATTTTAGAAACATATACAAGAAAGTGAAGAAAACACTAAAAATCACGCAGACTGTCTAAGGGTATAGGGGGGTGTCTAAAAAACATACCCCCACCCATATCGCGGCGGTCTTTATTTTTTCCCCAGAGGGAAATTTTTGAAAAATGTTCTGACATATCAGCAGGGTTTTAAAGA